CTCGGCTACCGGATCTTCCACTTCCGCCTCGCCGACAACACCCACCTCGACCCCGCCTACGTCGCGCAGATCACCGCCGAGTACCGCGGGCTCTGGTACCGCCGGTTCATCCTCGGCGAGTGGGTGATGGCCGAGGGCGCCATCTACGACATGTGGGACGTCGCCCGCCACGTCATCCCCGCCGCGTCGGTGCCGCCCCTGCAGCGGGTCCTCTCGCTCGGGGTGGACTACGGGACGACGAACGCCACCCGCGGGATGCTGCTCGGCGTCGGCCAGCACCCCGGGCAGGCGCCGCGGCTGTACGTCACTGACGAGTGGGCACCCAGCCAGGGCACCGACGCGCAGCTCTCCGCCGGCCTGCGCACCTGGCTGTCGCAGCGCCCGATGGAGCGCCGCTACCCCGAGTGGGTCGCGGTCGACCCGGCCGCCGCGTCGTTCAAGCTGCAGCTGTTCCACGACGGCCTCACCAACGTCATGAACGCCACCAACGACGTCCTCGCCGGCATCCGCACCGTCGCGTCGCTGCTGTCCACGGACCAGCTGCAGGTCGCCGACTCGTGCGAGCACCTGGTGAAGTACCTGCCCGGCTACTCCTGGAACCCCAAGGCCACGGCCAAGGGCGAGGATGCGCCGATCAAGGTCGACGACCACGAGGTCGACGCCCTGCGCTACGCGATCCACACCACGCGGGCCCTGTGGCGGCCCCTGGTGCCCGTGCAGGCCGCCGCCGACACAGCACCCGGCGCCGAGAGGGTCGCGGCCTAGGCGTCGCGGCGCCTACTTCTCGGGCGTGGTGTCCCGGACGGATGGGTGCACTAGGCGGCTCCTGGCCTCGGCGACCGCGTTAGACCTGGCTCGCCCGTCTGTGCGCCATGAGCCGCGGGCCGACCCGCCCTGCAGGTGCGCGAGCAGTTGTGCGCCGACGACGACGCGAGGCCCGGCCTCGTCCCACAACAACTTCACGTCCGGGGTGCCGACACCGACCTCGCCCTGAAGGCGGCCGAGCTCCGCGGCTCGCTTCACCAGGCTTTCGATGGCTGCACGCCGCTGCTCCTCCGACTCGCCGGGATCGGTGGCGGTCTCTGCGGAGTCCTCAATCTCCTGCACGGCGGTGTCCACGGCATCAGCGGTGGCCTCGATGCCGGCGCCCTTCAACGTCCTCAGGCGCCTGAGGAAGTCCGCGATCGGACCATGGAACCGCCACAGGCCCCAGGTGAGCACGCTGGGCCAGACGAGGGCGCGGATGTAGTCGAGCACAAGCTCGGCGATCTCCATGGCGGCAGCCTGTCAGGCTGCACCGACGACCTCACTGCGTGAGCATCACGCACTCGACCAGGACAGGGGGTCGACGTGCCCCTGCCCACCGGTGACATGGCGTGGCCGCCGCCGAGCCTGGACGGCATTGCCGAGCCGATGCGGCAGTGGTCCGCCTGGTACGCCGGGGACCCCGCCGCGCTCCGCGAGGTCTACGCCCGCGACGTCACCCGCCCCGCCACCCGGCCCGCGCAGTACGCCGGAGGCGTCGTCGGCGCCGCGGCCCGCCTCTTCTGGGGCAAGCCCGTCACGCCCGGCCAGTCCGCGCAGCAGCTGCACGTGCCGCTGGCCGCTGACATCTGCCAGGCGTCCGCGGACCTCCTCTTCTCCGAGCCGCCCACCCTCACCGTGGACGGCCAGGGCGCGCAGGAGCGCCTCGACGCGATCGCCGACGACGGGCTCCACGCGACCCTCGCCGAGGGCGCGGAGGTCGCCGCGGCCCTCGGCAGCGTCTACCTGCGCGTCACCTGGGACGAGGGCCTGCGCGACGCCCCGTTCCTGACCACGGTGCACGCCGACGCCGTCGTCCCGACCTTCCGGTGGGGACAGCTCGTCGCCGCGACCATCTGGCACCGGGTGCGCACCGACGGGCAGATCGTGTGGCGCCACCTCGAGCGCCACGAGCTCGCCACGAACGGCACCGGCCTGGTCCTGCACGGCCTGTACCAGGGCACCGAGGACAAGCTCGGCCGGCCGGTGCCGCTGGCGGAGTCCCCCACCACGGAGGGTCTCGCCGCCCTGGTCGACGCCGATGGCGCGATCAGCACCGCCTCCCCCGGCCTCGCGCTCGTGCACATCCCCAACCAGCGGCCCCACCGGCGCTGGCGGACGCACCCCCTCGGCTCCAACCTCGGCCGCTCCGACCTCGATGGCGTCGAGGGCTTCATGGACGCCCTCGACGAGGCGTGGACGTCATGGATGCGGGACCTGCGCCTCGCGAAGGCCCGGATCATCGTCCCCGAGTCGATGCTGACCTCCCACGGCCCCGGCCTCGGCACGGGCTTCGACCTGGACCGCGAAGTCTTCACGCCCGTCACCGCGATGGTCGACCCGAGCGGCGTCAGCGCGAGCATCACCCCGCAGCAGTTCGCGATCCGCGTCGAGGAGCACGCTCGCACCATCGCCGAGCTCACCGAGGCGATCCTGCGCAGCGCCGGCTACTCCGCGCAGACGTTCGGCGAGGGCCAGGACGGCGCCGCGATCACCGCCACCGAGGTCAGTGCGCGCAACGACCGTTCGGACTCCACCCGCTCCCGCAAGATCCGGCACTGGCGGCCGGGCGCCGGCCAGGCCCTAACGAAGCTCCTCGCCGTGGACGCCGCGATCTTCAGGACCGCGATGACCCCCGGCGCGGTCGACGTGGCGTTCTCAGATGGCTTCCAGGAGTCCCCGCTAACCCTCGCGCAGACCGCGCAGGCCCTGCGCGCCGCGCAGGCCGCCTCGACCCGGACGCTCGTGCAGATGCAGCACGCCGAGTGGGGCGAGGACGAGGTGCTCAAGGAGATCGCGCGGATCCAGGCCGAAGGCGGGATGGTCGTGGAGGACGCCGAGACGTTCGGCCGCGGGGGTGAGGGCGTGGTGATCCCGGGCCAGGCCGTCGACACTGGCGCCTGATGCCCGTCTCCCCCGACCTCGCCGCGAACCTCGCGAAGGACGCCCTGGCCGTCTACGCGGGCGCCGAGGAGTACCTCCTCGAGCTCATCGCGAAGCGCCTCGCCCGGGGCATCGACCAGCCCGGCTGGGTAGAGGCGAAGCTCGCCGAGGTCCAGGAACTGCGCACGCTCGTCCAGGCAGAGGTGGAGCGGCTCGAGCGTGACGGCCTCGCCGCGGTGGAGGCCGCGGTGCGCGCCGGCTACAACAGCGGCGTCGCCACCGCCGGCACCGACCTCGTTGCGGTCGGCACACGGCCCGAGATGGCGTTCGGGATCGTCGACCTCGCGAAAGTCGACGCGCTCGTGCGAGCCGCGCGGGAGGCGGTCGGCGGCACCCATCTGCGGATCAGCCGGGTCGTCGTGGACGCCTACCAGCAGGTGACCACCGAGACCGCCGCGCAGGTCCTGGTCGGCACCCAGACCCGGCGCCAGGCTGCGCAGGCGGCGCTGGACCGGTACGCGCGCCGCGGCATCAGTGGCTTCACCGACCGCGCCGGGCGCGCCTGGTCCTTGGAGTCGTACGCCGAGATGGCGACGCGCACCGCAGCGGGCCAGGCAGCGGTGCAGGGGCACGTCGACCGGCTCGTCGAGCAGGGCTGGGACCTGCTGATCGTCTCCGACGCCCCGCAGGAGTGCCGGATCTGCCGGCCCTGGGAGGGCAAGGTCCTCTCCGCGACCGGCGCCGTCACCGAGGGCGTCGCAGGCACCCTCGCGCAGGCGACCGCCGCGGGCCTGTTCCACCCCGGCTGCCGGCACTCCACGTCGCTGTACCAGCCGGGCGTCACCAAGGCCCCGACTCGGACCGCGGACCCCGAGGGTGACGCCCTCCGGCAGCGGCAGCGCGAGCTCGAGCGGCGGGTGCGCCGGGCGAAGCGCGAGCAGGCCGCAGCCCTCGACGACGACGCCCGGCGCAGAGCCGGCGTGAAGGTCCGCGCCCAGCAGGCCGCCCTGCGCGAGCACGTCAACAGCAACGGGCTCAAGCGACAGTCGCATCGCGAGCAGATCAGGCGCGCGATCTAGCTACCAGACTTCGCCGCCTTCACTTCCAGGGTTCCCGGGCAGCTGCTCGTGCGATCCCTCGAGCTGGTCATGCCACGCCTCGTGTCGGCCGAGCGCTTCCACCACGGCTCCGCAGCGCCCACACACCCACTGCGTCTTCTCGTCGGCCACGCCATCCCCCGTCTCCGCATGCCTGGCGCCTGCGGCTGCCGCGCACCGTAGCGGCGTCCCCCTCGACGAGCCCTGGAGGCCGCGATGTCCCGCACCACCGAGCCGACCCCGCTGCGGGTCCGCCTGTCCCTGCTCCGCTACGACCTGCACAAGGTGCCGCAGCGCGTCGCCATGAAGGTGGCGTGGGCACTGCCGAAGCAGGTCGCTTACTGGGCCGCGATCCGCGTCATGGCCCACGCGACCACGGGCAGCTACAGCAACCAGGTGGTTCCGGACCTGACCGCACTGCAGGCCCTCGACCGCTGGGACGACCCCACCGGTGGGGACCGGCGCGTCGGTCAGCGCGTGGAGGTGGCCCGATGAGCCGCACCCTGCCCTACGTCCTGCCCGCCCACCTGCGCCTGGAGCCGGAGACGCTGCACCAGGCCCTCGGCATCCGGTACGCCGAGGGCGACGGGGGAGCGGGCGCTGGCGACTCCGGTGCTGCCGGTGGCGACCAGGGCGCCGGCGACTCCGGCCAGCAAGGCGCCGGCACGGACGGGGCGGGCGACCAGGGTCAGGGCGACGCCCTCCCCGACGACCCCGCGGCCCTGAAGGCCGAGATCGCGCGCCTGCGCCGCGAGAACGGCTCGGCGCGCACCACCGCGAAGACGCAGGCCGCCGACGAGGCGCGCAACGAGCTCGTGCAGTCCCTCGGCAAGGCCCTCGGCCTCATCAAGGACGGCGACGCAGCCCCCGACGCCGACGCCCTCACCCAGCAGCTCACCGCGACGCAGGAGCAGGCCCGCCAGGCCGCCGTCGAGCTCGCCGTCTTCCGCTCCGCCGCCGCGGCCGGTGTCGACCCCGACGCCGTCCTCGACTCCCGGGCGTTCCTGACCAAGGTCGAGGGGCTGGACCCCGCGGCCGCGGACTTCACCACCCAGGTCACCGCCGCGCTCACCGAGGCGGCCACCGCGAACCCCAAGCTCAAGGCGGCCCGGGCGGCCGGCGCGAGCAGCGTCGACCACTCCGCCGGCGGGTCCGGCGAAGGACGCGCCCCCCGCACACCCAAGTCGCTCGCCGCCGCCGTCACCGGCCACTACACCGGCTGACGCACCACCAGAAGGAGCACCATGCCCGTCACCCTCGCCGAGGCCCAGCAGAACGCCGCCGACGACCTCTCCGTCTCCGTCATCGACGAGTTCCGCGGCAACCAGCTGCTGGACCTCCTCACCTTCGACGACTGCGTCTCCCCCACCGGTGGCGGGACGCTCACGTACGGCTACCGGCGCCTGAAGACCCGCTCCACCGCTGGGTTCCGCGCCCTGAACAGCGAGTACGTGCCCACCGAGGTCACCACGGAGCCGAAGTCCGTCGACCTCAAGCCCCTGGGTGGCTCGTTCCAGGTGGACCGGGTCATCTCACGCGTCGGCCCGGCCCTGACCGGTGCGGTCGCGCTGAACATGGCGCAGAAGATCCGCTCGGTGCGCGACACGTTCGGGTCTACGTTCATCGGTGGCGACACCGACACAGACGCCCTCGCCTTCGAGGGCCTCGACAAGATCCTCACCGGCTCAGGCCAGGAGATCGCGGGCGCCGCCTACGACTGGTCCGACCTCGACGAGTCCCGGTCCCACAAGGTGATCGACGTCCTGGACGAGTTCCTGTCCAACGTCGACGGCGGAGCCACGGCGATCATCGCCAGCCGCCGGGCCCTCGCGGTGATCCGTTCCGCCGCGCGCCGCGCCGGCTACTACGACCGCTCCCCCGGCGCCGCCGGCACGAGCATCGAGACGTACGCCGGGATCCGGTTCGTCGAGGCCGGCTGGAACGTCGACCAGACCGACGTCATCCCCGTCACCGGCGGCACCACCGACATCTACGCGGTGCGCCTCGGCCTGGACGCCGTGCACGGCGTCAGCATGGCCGGGAGCCCCCTCGTGCAGCAGTGGCTGCCCGACTTCACCAGCGCCGGTGCCGTGAAGACCGGCGAGGTCGAGATGGGCCCCGTCGCCGTCGCGGTCAAGGCCAGCCGCAGCGCCGCCGTGCTGCGCGGGGTGCGCGTCTCGGCGGCCGGCTGATGCGCCGCCTGGAGGACGACTCCCCCACCGAGCCCGCCCCCCCGGCAGACCCGCGGGACGTGAAGCCCGACAAGGTCGGAACGCCCGTCAGGGACGCCGCGGTCAACCCGCAGCCGGGCGACTTCCTCGCCCCAGTCGACGCCGGCAAGGCCGACCCGCACGGGCCCGAGGTCGTCAGCCCCGGCCTGCACGCCAACCAGGACCAGCGGCCCGTCAAGCCCAAGGCCGTGCGCGACCCGGCAAGCCTGCAGCAGGCCGACGAGACCGCGGACCTGCGCCGGCGCCTGCGCCAGCCCGGCCGCTGACCCACCCGGTGGTGCGGGGCCTGCTTCCCCGCGGCCCCGCACC